GCGTACTGGTGCAGTTTCAAGACGTAAGAAGGGTGGTCAGACGTTAATGGACTTAGCTAAACGGCGTAAGAAGCCAGCGGCTAAAAGGCCAGCATCTTCTCAGCCTAGTAAGTTCGGTGCGCGTATTCCAGTAGAAAGCAGAAGTTCCAAGACAGCAGCGCAGAAGAACGCTGCCAACCGTGCCAACCGTGCTGCGAAGAGGGAAGCACTCTTAAAAGAGCAGAAAAAGGCTCGGAAAGAGAGCGCTAACATGAGGTATGGTTCTGAATACAAAGGTGCGCCAAAGCTGAGTAAAAAAGATACGAAAGGCATGGAAGAGGCTATGACGTTTGGCGCTGGCGCTGGGGCAGGTGGTGCTGCTGTAAAACTTTATCAGATGTATAAAGTAAAGAAGGCTGCTGATTTAGTAGCCGCTACTGCAAAAGCTAAGAGATTGCAGAAGGCTGCGGATAAAGCAGCCGCTCTTGCAAAGAAAGCGGAAGAGGCTAAGAAAGGTGTAAGTGGCATAGGTGCTGCACGTGCTGAATCTGCTCTCGCTCGCACAAGTGGTCTTGGCAAAGCTAAGCCACCTAAACCAAAAGCTAAAAAGAAGAAACTTAGCGCTGCTGCGACAAAAGCAGCATCTATGAGGGGAGCTAGCCAATGGCGTTAAGTGTTCCAAAAACTAACGACCCTGACTGGGAATATGTAGCTGTCGGCAACCTTGCTGTGCGCCGCGTGTTACGCAAGAAAAAGAAAAAGTGATAAAACTCTTATATGCAATTGCTAAAGCCATACCTGCCCTCAAGAAGATTCTGGATAAGTTCTTCGGAGAAGGGCGGGAGTTTAGTGCGTCAAAGCGTCTTGCTGCTAAAGATGCTGCTGTTAGCGCTGCTGTTAACGGGGTGCGTGAGCGTAAAGTTGGACAACAGCCAAAGACTAATGGAGCATCCGGGATTCAGAAAGGCCGCATTAGCGTCCCCCGCATTCGTAGAAGAAGCCCTCAAAACAATAAATCGTCTGGAGTATGAGCTTGAAAGGAAGTAATGGCAACAACAGCAATAGTCAAAGTAACGCCTACGAAAGCAAAGACTGCTATCGTGAAGCGTGCTAAAGCTGCGGTTACTGCGCTAGTTAAAAGATGAGTGTAGAGTACATCTTAGATCGCTTCGGCAAGAAGGTTGGTATGCTACCTAGTGATACCAGCCAACGCGCCTTGTTGCTTGACTACCTTAACGAAGCGGCGCAGGAGCTTTACGAGCAGTCTGATATGCCGGGGTCTTTAGAAGAGGCTGAGTTTTATGTGCAGGGCGATAAGACTGTTGCTATGCCAGCGGATGTCTATGCCGTTCGCAGCATACGCGAGAAGACTGGTAGCAATGCGATGTGGGATGCTGAACCACTAACTGCACGTTACCGCGAAAACAACTGGGATACGAACTACGGCAAGTTTCGGGTGAAAGGTTACAGCCCGTTGAAGGTATCATTGCCCACGGCTATTACTGGCGCAGCGAACAGTACGAACAAACTTGTTGTTCGTTGGTACGGTATAACTACAACTGACGACGATTACGAGGTTGTAGTAAAGACTACGTATAGTGACGCTTACCTGTTAAGCGTTCCCGGTACTGCCGTAGCTGCATCTGGCTCAACAGGTACAGCTACATTGGCTAACGTCAACGTGCCATTCACCGACATCGTTAGCTTTTCTCGTACGTACAAGCCTACAACCACGATAGGCGTAGTGCAGTTAATTGACTACGCAGACAACAGCATTGTCTACGCTGAGATACCGTCAAACAGCATGGAGTCTCGTTATCTTATCGTAGACGTAAGCGAGTTTCCTTTCTCATCGTCTGCTGCGGAAGACGACTCGCATACGTTACAGATACTTTACAAGAAAGCGCTACCGCGTTTGCAGAATGACACAGATGAATTTCCTGCGCCGGGGTATGATAACATAATTGTAAGCAAGTGTATGGAGTTGTTCCTTGAAGAGCAGGGTAAGATAGAAGAAGCGATTCTGCACGACAAGAAAGCCTCGCGCTCTCTTGCTCGCAGACAGGCCGACCTTGAACGTGGGCAGGAGCAGAAGGTTGTTTTCAAGCGGCATAATCACGACAAACTAACATGGCTAGCTACGCACAGACCTCTTTCGTAGGAGGAATGAACATGGCCTTAGATGATTCTCGTATAGGTCAAGACGAGTATCAGTTAGGTTTAAATGTTCGTAACCGTTTTGGTGATCTGCGTCCCATTAGGCGACCGCTAGAGATTACTACTGGCTTTACCGCTAACGTGCCGTTTCAAGGTGTGTATTCTGTTGGAGATTTTCTTATTCTAGTGCAGGGTGGCGCAGCTAAGTTTAAGCATCGTTTGTCAGATACGTGGGCAGATTTGTGGACAGCAGCTAGTGCTTACGGTTTAGAACCTGCTGTTGATACTGTCTACTTCCAAGCCGTACCTGCCAGCAATCGTGGGTTTGCTTATAAGTCTACTGGAACTACGTCAGGTGTTACGGTAGATACTTCTGCTACACCGTACACTAAAACGGTTGCTGGTATAGTTGTGCAGGATGGCGTTAGTCAGCCTAACCTTATTGAGTTTAGGTCTACAACTGCTGGTGCTATTGTAACTGTTCGTAAGTGCCGCACATATGCTGAACATAATACAACTATAGATAGCGTTGTACAGCGTGAGTATGTTCCTATCGGTACTCACATGATGTACTTTAACGGTAAGTTATATGTTGTTAATGGTACGTATATATTTCACAGTGTGAGTGGTAGACCGCTTGACTTTGTTATAGCTATTGACACAGACGGTAATAAGATTTCCGCTGATGAGTCTGTTGGCGGGGCTGAAGCTATCAGCTATTCAGTAAGCTACGATCCCATTACTTGCATTGCGCCGCTTAACACAGATAGTTTCTTTATAAGCACTGGCTCTGCATCATATGCTATTACGCCAGATAACAGTCGATTGCTGTTTGGTGAGCCGATGTTTACTAAAAAGTATTTGTTTGGTGCATCAGTTGTAAATCAATTTTCGTTCATAGATGTTCTAGGTGACTTTGCTTTCATAGATGCTGAAGGATTGCGTTCGTTTAACGCTGTTCAGCAGTTGCGTAATGAGGGTCGTAATAGTGCATTCTCGCTGAGTGTTGCGAAATTGTTTGGTTCGTGTATTGTGCAAGACGCAACGTTAAGCGCAGCTATCTCGTTTGACAACTATGGATTGTTTTCTATGAAGACTATCTATGGTAACGTTATAGTTGTCTTTGATACGACGACAAAGAAGTTTGTTTCTGTTGACACGTATCAAGATGGTAGCGATGCAGATGCTGTAGAGTCTGGCGGACTTGTATCTGGTGGATTTGATGCTGGTGGCGTTTCATATGGGTTTGGTGTTATTAAGCAGTTCACGAAGATTGATACAAACAACGCGCATGAGATTTATGCTATTACTGATACTGGTGAGCTTTTACAATTATATCATGGTGCTAAACATCTTCAAGCATCGGTTACAACCCGCGCTTGGTCGTCTGGTGATCCTCGCGTAGAACAGAAGCCGTTACAGCTTCGTACGTTGTTCTCTAACGTGAGCGCGTGGGAATCTAAATCGGTTACTATAAGCAGTGGGTCTTATTATCCTGCTAGTTCTGGCGAACCTCCCGGCAATTACTACACAATAGGAACGTACGTGTGGAGCAGTGTAAGTGTTAGCGCTATACCGTATGCGTTAGCTAGCGGTACGGAAATATCTTTTGCTGGTACTACAACGTATAAGGGCGGAATACTTACGCTGACTGCTGATGCTGCTATCGGTGCTACATCATTGAGCGGCACGGTAGCTAGCTCTGGTACTATATCTGCTGCTGATTCACCTGACGGTTATGTTCGTTTCACTGGCGCAGGTACAGCTAAAGCATCTATGTATGCTAACGGTTCTTTCTCCGCTACGCCGGGAATTATTTCAAAGACGATGGCTGCACCTACTGCTGTTAGTTCTGAGTACGGTATAAAGTACGATGACCTGTATCCTCTTGTGTGGAACTCAGACAATACGATGCAGAATATATTATACAACTTTCAACAAGGACGGTACGGTTGGAAAATCAATTACGTAGTAAACTGGGATAATGCTGCGTACTTGTCTATTATACAAACTGACACAAAAGACTTAACACCAAAGAACCCTTTATTGACACAGGCTTATGGCTGCTAGCATTACTAGTGCGGAGTTTACGGATGATACGCGACTGTTCTACAGTAGGCAATCCGCGAATACATGGAGACTTGGGCTACGTTGCCCATCGGCAGGGACAAGTTCCGAAGGCGCGGTTAAGCAATGTACACACGTTGCGGATATGACGTCTATTGACGGCACTTCTGTTGACTCAGGAAGTGCTGCGGCAGACCAACTTACTATGGGTACGCTAAATTTTACTAGCGATGCTGATGTTAAAACAGCGTTCATCGCCCTCGCGGAGAAGATAAACTATTTAACATACAGACTAGAACAGGCTGGCGTAATGGCTAGCAGTTAAGGAGATACTATTATGGCAGGTGAATTTGGTAAACTTTTTGAGTTTCTTGGCCCGTTAGCGGGAATGTATGGGCTATCGCAGCTAGGGCGGCAAGATACGCAGTCTGCTGGTCAAATGGCTGGGCAGACTATAGACGCGACAACAGAGATGTTGCCAAAGTATCTTCAGATGCTGCGCGATGAAGCACCTAAGCAAGCATTATCAGAACAAGCTCTGCGCGATCAGTTTGCCCCTGCTGCAGCACGGCAGCAGTTTCAGCTTGCTGACAAGTATATGCCCCTGTACGGTCAACTTGGCCGTGACGAAAGCTATGCTGATAGAATGTCTAGCGCCGCCATAGGCACAGATGTTCTACGTGGGCCGGGAGGTGCAATGATAGATGAGGCGTATGCTAGAGCGCAGCAAGTTGACCCAGAGTTCTATGGCCGTCGCGCACAGACTAGTGGTATGCTGGGCGATTTGCTTAGGAGTTTTGTTGATCCTCGTACAACAAGCCCTCAAGTTCGTGGTCAGCTTGATGGTGGTAAGATGGTAGGTAACGCCATGTATGACCCGAATCGTCCCGGCGGTTATTTTACAGGTGCATTAAGCGGTAGCGAGCGAGAAGAGATAGAGCGTTCTCTAGGTCGTCAAGGCGCACGTACTGGCGCTGGAACTGGCCCACGTGCTATGAGTGATGTTGTTGGTAATGCAATGATGTTTGGACAAGGTGTGCAGAATCGCCGGGATGCGTTAGGACGTGCGCTTG